GTAATGTTTATCCATACTTTCATGTTCGCCTTCCTCTAAGCCGTATCGGTCACCAAACCGCCTAATGAGTTGGTTAGGGGTTACTGCTCCCAGCTGGAATAGTCGTTCCATTATGGATAGGTCGGATTGTTCATCCTCAACATCAATACTCTGGAAACGGAACTCCCATCCTGTAATGCCAAAACCATCACGGATAATGTATTGGTTTATTAGTTGCTCCCATGATTCCTGTCTAGGCTGAATAATACTTGATTTATAATTCTTTTTACTCTCTATCGCTGTGTTTCCACCAAGTGACCCGGTTACGGTCACACCTATACGGTAGGGATCCATTCCATGAGCAGTAATCACCTCATCACGATTATCACTACGATATAAACGGAAACTGGCTTCTTTAGTTTCAATACTTAATGGTTCAAATTTAATATCCACTTTACCCTCAGCACCAGGACGACTAGGAACTGATAAGAATAGTGTGCTATGTGGGTTTTGTTGGATGTTCCTAAAGTGTTGCTGAATAGCCGTCTCAAGGTAGGTTAAACTGTTCTCATCTGTTTCGTCCACGAGTTCATCATCAAAATCACCACTAATCGTAACGGCATAAGTAGGAATACCATAATTACTAAAAAAAGCTATATTATAATCAGTTCTTGATTTGTCACCATATAATGCTCCCACTGCGGGGAGTATGTCAGGCACACCGTAATAATCATTATTACTATTATAATTAGTATTCCAGAGGACTTCATTAGCTCTGGTCTTCTTGTCTGTAGGTAATAGTTCGGGTATGTCAATGGATTCAGTTAATGGACTACCAGTCTGTGAATCTATGTCATCTTTTACGCCTACCTTTTTGAACCATGCCTTACCAGTACCCCGGAGCTGCATGAACTTGTTAAAGTCCTTATGAATACGGAGAGTATGTGATGGTATATGACTTAATAGGACTGGTTCACCGTCTGGTTGATCACCAAACCGTACTAATTCAACAGCTGCGTATCCTAGGTCTTCCATGTCGTAATGTGCTTTAACCCATAAATCCGGGTCTTGTTGGTTAAAGAATTCTAAGAGTTTATTATAATCACTTTCGGATGGATTATCACCTATTGGGTTTAGTGTCCAGCCTCCACCACCAACATCTTGACTCTTCGTCTTAAGACACCGTGCATGGTAAGTGTTTAACTCTGATAGATTCGTTAAATAGGTAGGGGGGTAGTCTGGTTCGATTAATCCATATTCACTATAAGCATTGGTGAATAGGTCTGGTGGTGTTTGTTTACTATTCGGGGTGTTGCCGTCCTGTTTAATAGTGAATTTATTCAGGACAGATGGTTTTACTATCTGTGCGTTGCTTGTTACGTAACAGAACGGTTTTGTCATATGGTTTTATCTCCTTAAACTCTTAGCTCGGATTTTACGCCGATTAACATTAGTAACATTATTAAAAGCAAGACTTAATGCATCAACTTGGTCGTCATGTATTCCTTCGGTTTGGAAGGCTTCTAGTTCATCTAATAGTACGGGTGTTGATGGTTGATTATATATGTGTATGTTCCCTGCCTCAGCATAACTGGAGACGGGTTTGGCTCGTTCTCTTTTATCTTTACGGGCTGGTTCTCCTTTGAAGTTGTAACCTGCTAGTTTACGGGTGAAGTCGTCTATTACGAATTTACCGGTTGCTCCACCTTCTTGTTCCATCCGTATAACAGTGCCTTTGCCATCTAATTGTGCGGTTTGTAGTATTAATTTCTCTACTTCTAGTGGTGTGGCTCTTATTCGTTTAACATCTAATATATAAACAGTATTATCCTTATCAATTCCAAGTAATATGCCAACAGTGTAATCCGGGTCTTTACCAGCTGTGGGTATGGTTGCTGCTAAATCCCATGCACGTACACGTCTTATTAATTGTGTTGGTATATTCTCTATGATTTTAAACCATTCACGTTTAAACAATCCACCCTGCGGGTTAACATCCCAATTACCATGTTTTAACTGTTCACGTGTAATCCAATCCAACTTATCCAATGATTTCTCATATTCAGATTGATCCAAGTATGGGTTCTCTTTATAAGATGCCCTTATGAATGGTAACTCTCCAAGTATGAAACGGGTTTTAACCCATTCATGACCAATACCACCAGGGTTAGACCCTGCTCGTAGGCGTAATGGTATCTGTGACCCTTCTTTTCTTCGTAATCGTGAAAACAAATATAAATACTGTGACTCGGTGAATTGTGTAAGTTCATCGAATGCTATGAATTGGAACTCTGATGATTGGTATTGGTATTTGTCATTTTCATGAGCCAAATACCCAAAACTTAAAGTAGATCCTGTGGGGAACTCCCATGTTTTATCAGTACCATTCCAATGAGCATCGGTAGGTTGTAGCCATTCGTGTGCTCTGTCCATCAGTGCACCGGGAAGGGCTAAATCTTTATAAGTACGTCTTAATATGAGTCCTGCATAGTTAGGGTCTTCCACCCATTGCAAACCAGCCATAAGTATAGCTTCAGATTTACCTCCACCGGCTTGACCACCATATAATGATTCGGTTTCTGGGTTTAATAGGAACTCTAATTGTTTATTAAATGGTTGTGTTGGTATGTAGGGGTTATTGATTATTGTCTCACTTATTATCCCTATCTCGTTTGGTGTCCAGTTGCTTAAAGTATTCACTAGTTTTGTTGATTCTGTCATGAATGGTCAACTCACCATTAACTTTAATGTCCTGGTTAACATCAGCCTTAACTTCCACTTTATCAGGTAAAGCATAATCCTTATTCAACAATGTTAATAAATATTTCTGAGCCTTCCAATCCTTAGACTCCATAATACGGTGTAAGTGTTTTTTTTCAGCGTAGCTCTTAGCGGCGTTTATCTTGTCGCAAAACTCTCTATACATTGTTTTGCGTTTGGCTTCTCTACCACGTTTGAGCCATCGCTCATATGTTGATCGGTGTATTCCGTTTAATTGTGCTGCGGTTGCTGGTGGTATTCCTTCTCTTACATCTTTGCATATGTTGTCACATATTGTGTCTGTGAGTTTTGAGGGTCTTCCACCAGGATGTTTACCTGTCATTAGTATCACTGTCTATGTTTATTTTGGAATCGTTTCCATCGTAGATAATCTTGCATAACCTTATAATCAGTATCAGTAACCCTGTTATGTTCACAACCTAATAGGGGGTTGTAAACTGTTTTACAAAACGCTAACATACATTACATTCCTAGGAATAATGTTTTATAACCAAACGTGATAAAAAAACTAACAATCAAACCAATCGCCAAGTACAACAGTTTTTCTAATTTGTTTATACTCTCATCTTGGTTCTCATCATTCGTACCAATAGCAACCACTGCTTTCTCTAAACTCAACACCCTACCAGCTAATGTTTTATCTTCTTCCTCTGACCTTTCACCAATACGTTCCACCCTACACTTTAACCATTCCTTTTCTTTCTCATTGAAGTTGTTGATAAGTTTACGCTCATCTAAATCTTTACGGAGGTTTTCTAGTTCCTTGGTGTTCTGGGTTAAAGCGTATAAGAATTTATCTCCACCTTTCTTAAATTCCTTCCTTATCTGGGTGTATAGGCTGTGGAGTTGTTCTATGTCTTGGGTCATTTCTTTGTGGTTGTCGCAGGGTTTTGTCTGCGTACTGTTACTTTGTTGGTTGCCTTGACCGTAAAGGTTAAGTGTGTGTTTGTTCATAATTGTAATCACTCCTAGGTGGGCTACTTCCACTTAGGGGTTTAATATTTGTAGCTCTGTTATACTAATAATAATAAAATAAAATAATGTGTGTGGAGCAGTTTATGCTCCATCTTCTACTGGTTCTGGGTTTCTTGGTTTAATATAATTATACACAGCTAACAGTATGGCACCGATTATGGGTACATATATTTGGAATTGTTCTGGTATTACACGTGCTAGGAGTGTGGGGTCTGCTACGAAAACACCTAATACGATTACTCCGATGGTTATTAGTAGTGTGGATAGTTTTCCTTGGAAAACTATCCACAC